TGTGGGTTGGTGTGACACTTGTTCGTTTGTCCATGATCAATGCTTGACGCTCAGTGTAGTAGAAAGACTCAGCGTGTCTCGTTGCTGGAAGTGTTGGACGTTGTGGCATTGGATTCAGCCATGAGTACATTCGAGCTTGTCTGTCTTACTCCCATATTATACACACAGGTTCAAGCGGTTTGGTGCTGGTGTTGTGCCAGTATGTCCACTGGTTGTTCACTGGTTGCGCAACAGATGTTCGTATGAATACGTATTCGTATCGGTACAACACCCAGTAACAAACCAGATTAAACCGGTTGTTAACAGTTGTCAACCGGTTGTAGACTGTATGAAAACTGACCCCCCAGGGGGTAAAATAGTACACCTGTACTATGATAATAGGCTTCACAAATTTCCGCCGTTTTTCAACCGGTCTATTTCGGATAAAACAGCTGATATGATGTCAGGGGAGGCTTTCATTGAGGTTAATTCTTTTAGCAGCGTCTCTAAGACGATTAGCTTCTCTTGGATCGGGTCCATCTTGTTTAAATTGGGTTACATACGGTGGAATCCAGGTCCAAGGGGTAAGACACTGCTGTATATTAACAGGATATTTAAGACACATGGTGGTCATCATTGTAAACCACAGGATTATGTTACTCATTGCTATACAACCATCTTAGTATTGTCATTTGGTTCCAGGTGGGCTTCTGGTTCGTCTTGATGAACCTCAGGTCCAAAACCATGCTTAGCAATGTAGTTAAGATAACCATCATCGGTCTTATCTGTTTTACTGCCATATTGTTTAACCATTTCATAACACCAATCCCTCATCTCATTAACTGAAGGTGTAAAACGTGCTACACCAAACACTGCTCCTACTTGTTTAGGAGTCATCCGTATGTAAGCTGCATTCTTGTAGTAAACACGGAAGTAATTAGAACCGGTTCTATTCCGGTGATACACCACGTTAGATTCGTTAGTGTTATTAGGAAATGCGTATTCCATCTGTGAGTGGGTAGTAGTAGTATAATAAGAGTTATCCATACCGGGGATAACCGGTATTAAATAGAAAGAGGGAGATTGTCTTTACAAAGTAAAGGCATGTCTCCCTCACAGGAGGCGGGTCCACCCTTCCCTCCCCCTGTATTAGGGACGGATTGGAATTTACCAGTGAGGGACTACCTTTTTACCACGGTGTAATCTAGCTTGTCTACGTTGTTGTAAGTTCATACCAAAACCCATAGCATTTACTGCTGCTTCTGGGTCTTCTAGCCATGCATCGAGCATATCATCCCATTCTTCTTTTTTACGTATGTTAATACTTTCTTGTGCACTAATAGCTAGGGCATCTGTAAAGTATTTAACACCTTGTGCTAGGCAGTCTAGTCTGTCGTCGTGTTTAACTGCGCCTTTTTCACGACACATACGGCTCATTTGGTAGAAGAGCATGTACATGAGGCGTTCTTCGGGAGCTGCATCCTTGTTAGAGGTGTAATCCCAATCAATGACACCACGATCAACAACCATCCTATGTTGATTAAGAACAGGTTCAAGCGCATCGATGATACGATCTTCTTTTCTGACGTTTGCTCGTACTTCTTCGACATCGATCAGTTGTTTAGTTTGTTGTAGGTGTTTACGGAACAACTCTGATACGATACCGTCACCAAAGTTTGTTTCTATAACTAGTTTTTTAACATCATACTTCTTACAGCCACGTAGGATATCTAGAAGGGTTCGGTCTGAATATCCGTCTTTATAAGCTCGCATTTCGTGCAAGTACAATATACCGTTTCGTTGGGAGAGATAAGCTGCTGCTGTCTCATCTGAGCCTCTACCCGACGGGTCAACTGAGCAGATTGTCTCGGTGTAAGGACCCCACTCCCCTTGCTGTTGCATTGGACTGTAGAAATAATCTCCAGGTAAACCGACAGTGGGAGCGTCTTTAATAACATTGGCTGGATCGGAGCACCATATGATGTTCTCGGGAGCAGACTTAGGGTTAACACTAGTAACAATAAGATCTGCCATCTTAAGCGGAAATTTGTCAGCATCACTAAGACTCGTGTCTAACATGAACTGTAGCATGAAGTTCGACCGTCCCATGGACGCTTCACGCTGTATCAAATCCTCATTATCAAACCGATCATCTGTTACGTCCCAGGGTTCTGATCCGGTGTCAATATCGGCTTGAAGGGTAGGGGCGAGGAGTCCCTCATACTTACTGGCATCACGGGGATAACGTGCTGGCCACACGAAAGGGCGATAATTCCTTTCTGCAAGTTTTCTATAGACGGTGAAGTTGTTCTGAGGAGTACCCAGGAACATAATTCTGCTATCATCTTTCGGTGTTAGGATAGATTCTGATTCAGTACAGAGTTGTAAAAGTTTCTCCCTCATCAATTCTGTCATCGAGTTACCAGGAACTTCGATGTCATCGAGAATCATAAGGTCTGCGCGGCTTCCAGTCAATTGGCCAGTAATCCCGACGGATTTGACTGATGGCGCTTGGTGGGGAGAGCAGTTTACGTCGAAAGAGATCCGACTCCATCTGGCGTCGTCGCTCTTCGGTTTCAAATGGTTCAACCATGGTGTCTCAATAATCAGCTTTTGTAGGAAGATAGACATGTTATCTGCACGCTCTTTCGATGCGGAGATAATCATAATTTTCTTTTCTGGATTATTAAATAGTGTCCACAACACAAATGCGCCTGTAATCCAGCTTTTGCCGACTCCTCGGAATGCCTGGATCTGTAAACGCTTTGGACCGTGTTGTAAATAGTCAGCAATAGAATACTGTGCTCTTGTAGGATTAGGGAGGTCCAGCTGTCCCCACAGGGCTTGTAGGAACAGCTTAAAATCATCCTGCAAGGCTTGGATAACGTCTTGCATAAGTTAATACCCGCCTAAACCTGGTGTTTTTTCTTGTACTTCTTTAATTAATCGGCCAAGTTGATTTTGAAAAGCAGCACCTTCAGGAATAACACGGTCTAATAATGGGTCTTTAATTGTAGTTAAATATTTGTCAGTGTCATCTAAAGAAGCAGCAAATTCTTCTGTTTTTTTTAGTAAATTATTTAAAGAAATATCGTCAGGAAGTTTGTCAAAAAAACCACGCCATTGTTTAAAAGCAGGAAATTCATGAATACCTTGAGTACCTGTATGTTGAGGACCAGACAAAGCTCGCATGTTTCGTCTACCTCCACCGGGTACAATACCTAAACGGCGCATGTGTTCCCACATTAAAATAGCTGCTTGTGGATTATTTTTTAAAACTGTTTTACGTAAAAATAATCTACCACCTTCTGTGTTTTCAATAGTTTGGTGATGTAATTCATTACGTAAATTACCTTCAACGTCAACTCCACCTTCTGATCTCATTAATCTAGATTGTGCAGGAGAATGATAAATTTGTGGGTTGTCAGGTACAATTTCTTCTATAGGCCCTGATGTTAAATCATTAACTTTGCGTTGAGCTTTAGCTAATTTACTTCTATAATAAGCAACTTTATCTGGTCTATTTTTGCGAGCATCTGCTAATTTTTGAATTAATTGATCACGTCTTGCTTCAGCTTTATCAATTGCTGGTTGTCGATCTATCATTGATTCTTGTAATTCCTGCATCGATTCAGAAGTAAAATACCGATACTTAGGATCAACAGAATCAATAATTTGTTGATTTCTTTGAGAAGAACCAAGAGTATTTAATTCTTGGTCAGTGTACCGCATAACACTAACAGGACCTACATCTGGATCCATTTTTGGTACACGTGATAAACCTACATCAGCAGTAACTCCCACAAAAGCAGGTTGCATAGGTGGGTTCATGGGTGGTATTCTATCTGCAAAATCACGTGCTGTTTGTAACGTAGCTTGACCAACACCAAGACTTTGGATGTCTTTAACTCCAGCTCTAAGTGCGCCGGGTGCCGCTTTTGCAAGGCCTTTTGCTAAAGGTGCTGCTCCAGTAGCCAATTCACCAAATTCTAAAACTTGTTTAGCTACTTTACCTTGCCCACCAGGAGTAAGTTCAGCCCCTTTAGTTGTCATATAATCAAGAGAACGTAAACCACCAAACATATCGATTGCCATGCGAGCAATCGGATGGTCGCTGTTTTCTGCAAAAACATCAGTAGCAAAACCACTTAAACCCATGAGGGTCTTGCCAACAATACCGGTTTGACCTGCAAACTGCTGAGCACGTTCTTGTTTTTTTTGTTGTTCGTACCATTGTTGGTCTTGCCAAGTAGGCTTAAGACCGCTCATTTGTTCGGGCATTAGCTAATGTGATCTAAAATACGTTGTTGTCTTTCTGGATGAAGACCAAAGCGTGCTAGCATCCAGTCTTCCCAGTGTTCGCTTCCTTTGCTCTGATTACAACTGCGACAGGCTGGGACGCAGTTACTTGAGATAGTTTCGCCGCCGTTAGAACGAGGCTTAACGTGATCAATAGTAAGTTCATGTAAGTCATAAGATTCTCCACAATAAACACATGTTTTGCCGAAAGATTCCTTAATGGCACGCCTCCAAAGGCGTGTAGCTTCGGAAGACGTCATGGTTATTAGGTTTGCAATGTAGTAATCAGGATTAGGAAGTAAAGGAGTCATGCAGAGCGTTTGGGTTTTTTACGAGCAGCGTTGGACTTGGCGTTTTGAGGTCTACCCTCTGTTTTACTGCCAGCATAGTGTCCTGCCTCTCGTGGGTCACCCACTTTCATTTTAAGTTTAGTCCTTAATCTGTTAGCTCCGTTTCGGATTGACCGTCCTTTTTCAGTTCGATTGTATGCGGTTTGTTGCGATTTATGGTTCCCATTGGAATATTTGGGACCATCAAAGCGTTTTTTAGCCATAAATCCCTAGTGAACACGCCCATACAGGCGCTTTTGTACCATTTCTGGGTCAACATCAGGCATAACCTTAGCAAGTTTTGCCAATGGGTTACTATCTGATGCAACACCGCTGATGTCATTGGCTTTGAGCCAGTCACATGCAGCCTTCAGGTCTTGAGTGGTGGCTTCTCCCGACTTAATACGAGCCAAAAACTCTTTAGTAACTAGGTTATGTAGCTCGTTAAATTGTGTTTCTGTGGCTTTTTTATGCGCCATTGCGTAAAACTATTTGATCTAATTTGTTTTCAATGCGTACCATGTGGTCTTCCATGCGCTTAGTCATGATAGATAGGTCAGCTTTAGACACATAATCCTGAGCAACGCCAAGTTCTATTGCATCTATACGCCGATCAAGACCACTGATGCGGTCATGTACGTTATTTATTCTTTGGTGGAGTCTGTTATTGAGCGCTGCTCCCCCGGCTATCCCGGCTATCGCTACGCTGATTAGTGCTTCCAGCATTATTAATAGATACGATTGGAACTATGTCATTACACAAGTGTTCGACACGTGAGCCAGGTCTAAATGTAAAACCTTTTCGCATAAGGTCTGCACATTTCTCTGCTCGTATCAGCTCGTAGTTGAGCCGCATCTTTTGTTCGTGTCGTTTTGCTATTGCCTTGCACTGCTCGATCATTCCACTATCAAGTGGCACCATAAAATTAACCTGTGCACCCCAGTTTGAGTTACGAACGTAACTATCGGGATTTACAGGTCGTGTTTCATTTCCCATCATAAATGGGCTTAGTGTCATTGTCGGACCATTACAGGAATTGGACCCTGCAAAGTATTGACGTGACGGAGCTCCGTTGTTCTGGAATTGCACCGCTTGATTTGTGACGTTACCAGTAGCAGCGGCAACAGGATTAGAGGTATTCTGTACGCGAGGTTCATCAGCATAAGCCGGTCCTACTGCGAGAAGATAGACAAGGACGTGGTAGTAGAAGTGATGTCGATGTCTTCGGTAATTGTGATGTCTTCGATTACCCCTGCTGTGCGAGAGGTGATCTCCAGCTGCCACGGATCTCCTGCGGTAGTAACCGAGTAGGTAGTTGCAGAGTCGGAGATATCCCCGCTTGGGGTTACATTTGTGCCAGACCATGAGGAATAGGTACCACCCATAACCTCTGTTTCAATAACTCGGTCAATGGTGGTTGTAGTAGTTGTAGTGGCCTGCATACTGCCTTGGGTAAAATTAGGCGTAACAGTCTGGCCAAGAGCTACTGCTGGCGTAAAAACTAGGAGTGCTAGTAAATGTTTCATTCTTTCTTTTCACGGGTGATAGAAAACGTTGCCAATGTGCCACTAAGAATAGAAGCAACATAGGTAGGGTCCATCTTTTCCATCCATCCTGCATACGATGCAGTTAAGAGTCCGGCGGACCAGACGAGGACGAGGAATTTGATGAATCCTTCTTTTTTGTTATCTTTGTCCATGCAGTTTTGATTATTGGTTTAAACAGAGAAACAAGACGTTTAAAAACTGCAGTAGCTGTAAGGGTGGCCGCAACAGACACAGTTGCTGTGCTTACGGCAGTGACCAGGATTTCTTGACTTGGTACCGGCACATCTTTATCGATGATTGGTACCGTCACATAGTCCATCTCTGGTGCTTTAGGTGTATTGGTTGTAGGTGTATTTGGTTGTTGTCCTTCTAAGGGTTTCCCTTTGACTCCAGGAGGCGCTCTAAGGCTGCTAGGAGGCACCACAATGGGCTTGTAACTAGGTACATGAGCATCTGGTACCTCCAGTATCGGAACCGGCAATGCAAGCGGTTCTGGAAGGGCCATGTAGGGAAGCTTAGGTGGCTCCCCTAAATCCATTAAAGTTTAGAAGCAGGGAACAAACCGTTGCGGATAAATTCCACGGCTTTGTCATCAACTTCATTGTCCGTGGACTCCACCAGTTTGGTGAGCATGTCAACGATAAGAAGTTTAACTTTGTCAGAGTTCAGAAAGCTGAACAGGATTGGACGGATAAGGGTGATCATAATTTAGGCCAAGGTGTAAGGTGTGCAGCTGGATTATCGATGTATGTTTCACCATCAGTATCCAGCACTTTGTCGGGAGCTTTCATTAAAGCTTCCAGTTCAGCAGTAGTAGATACTGCCGTAATTTCAGTTTCACGTGTATTGCATACAGTACGGACTGCAGCACGATAGGTAGCTACATCATTAGGAATAGCTACATCTGTTTCAGACTTGCGAACAACGTACCAATCAGTGTTACTTAACATCTGACCAGCAATTGTTTTTTGTTGTTGAACAATACCGGGACGAATACCCGTATATTTATTACCGTCTTTATCAGTACCATCATCGAGATAACGAGGGTTACCAGCACTAAAATAATACTTACTATCAAACGGTGCTGGATCTGCTTCATAGGTAATACCAATTGCAGTTTTTTCATCTTCGCTAAGTGCAGTAGCCCACAGTTGTGAGTAACTTGCAGTAGCTGTATTAAAAGGACGACCAACACGCAGCCGCCGTCCATCAAGCATATAAGGCATAATTTTTAATTA